ATGTGGATGGAAAGCGGACACCTACCGCAGGTAGGGTATCAGGTGCAACCTTCTCCGCCGGCCGTAACCTCGACGTTCGTTGGAAACGACGGCGCCTGGAGGTTTCTCGTTTTATTGACCGCTTGTTCTTGCCTAGCAGGGGCAGCCGTATTCGCATGCTGGCGCATGTGTGGTAAGGACTTGCTCCTGACCTTGAAGGCGAAGCGTAGCAGGACGATAACCGAGCTAGGTTTCGGCCAGACGCCTGAACAGCGTCGAGCTGGAACGAGTTCTCAACCAGTGGGCGTCATCGGCTAACGATCGAGGTGGAGTCTGGTCTTTTGGGTCTGGTCAGCGTCCCAGTTGGCCCTCTAGCCCGGCACGGATGCCGGCGAGGACTGGTAGCGCTCGTCGTAAACGGAAGGATGATTGGGCGTGGGATTCGGCCACTCGTCGCCGTGTTCGTCCGAGGACGTCTTATGTTCCCCGTGGTGGTCCGCGAGTTCGCAGGCCTAGCCTGCAGTATGTGAATCCGGGGTTACTTGGTTCCACCGCGGTACATGTGGCTGATACGAATGGGGAGGTTAGAATTATAACAGGATACTCGCGCGGGAGCGACGAGCAGTCGCGTCATACCAACGAGACTATAACGTACAAGTTATCACTGGACCTCTATGTCACGGTGGACACAGAGTGCCAGAAATATGTTGGTAAAGGCGTTGCGGTCGCATGGTTGGTCTACGATGCGCAGCCTACAGGAGAGATGCCGGCAGCATCGACAATATTCCCCCATGTTGCGGATATGGCTACTGCGCCCTGTACCTGGAAGGTGGGTAGGGAGGTCTGCCATCGTTTCGTGGTTAAGCGTAGATGGGTGATCACGCTTGAGACTAACGGGCGTGTAGCCGGTACGGTCTTTCAGGGTGCTAATGGTGTCCCACCATGTAATCGCACGGTGTACTTCCATAAGTTCTGCAAGAGACTCGGTGTCAGAACTGAGTGGAAGAACACCTCCGGTGGTTCGATCGGAGACATTAAGACGGGTGCCCCTGTACATAGTGTTCGCGGCAGGGAACCAGATTAATTACAGAGTTCAGGGGGTTGTAAGAAAGTACTTCAAGTCTGTGGGTAACCAGTAAAACGGTTACATGTAAAATAGTTTGTAATAAAATGTCAATTTTATTCATTACAATACAGGTGGCTGCGCTAAGCAGCTGTTTTGCAATACATACACACTTTACCCAATTATCCCTGGGCGGCGCGCGGCGATAAGGGAAAGGGGTAAACACTAAACACGAGACTGACCTTAGTTAACATCTTTCCGGCGCTGTTGCGCCGGTGTCTGATATAAAGCTGAAATTATATAGACTCATATTAAATATGATGCAGTTGCTCTCGAAGTACGAGAGCTGTTCAGCAGTCATTGCTTTAGGCCAGTCGTCGTCATCGTTAACGATGACAATTGAAGGGATTCCTCCTTTGATGAGCTTCTTTTTCCCGTATTTCGGATTAACGGTGTAATCCTTCTGAGCTCCGACGAGGGCCTTCCAGCAAGGACAGAACTTGAAGGGTATATCATCTATTATATTATATAGAGCTTCGGGATCATACATCCCGAAGTCTACGTTATTCTGGTAGTAATTGTGTCTGCCGAGGCTTCTAGCCCAAGTAGACTTTCCTGTCCTTGATGGTCCGCAGATGTAGAGGCTGATTGGTCTCGCCTGCTTGCAAAGCATGTATCATGTAGCCATCGTAGATCTGCCTCAGCGTCAGAATGAGGATGGAGCAACGAATATACCTGCGGGGTTACATGGTAGATGTTCTCGGCAGCCCATTCTGTGAGTGTTTCATGGCAATGAAACATGGAGTCATTGAACGGTGGTTCATATGTTACCGGTGGATCAGGAAATAGCTTCTGAGAAGCATACTCCCAGGCTTGCAGCCTGGCGCAGTAGTCGTACGGAAACCACTTCTTGACCCCGTTCATGTACTCCATCCTTGAGGTCGCCGAGCGTAGGATGTCAGCCATTATCTGGTCTTTAGTCATTCTTCGTCGCTTGTTGGCCAGCTCGGAGGAGGTGTTACCTCCCTCGGCCGAGCTGGAGGAATCCCCAGCAGCTCTCCTAATCGTCGTAGAAGGTCCAGCCTCTCCATTCCCAGTCGGAGGAACTCCGAATGATCCTCGGGGCCGAAAGGAGCCCTTATGCCATTCTCCTGTAGGATGTTTGAGAATATAAGCCAGTACAGCTTTAGGGTTTCTTGTACCTTGTATATTTGGATGATAATCCATATTATCAAAAAAACTTGAGTCATGTGTGCGAATGCGATGACGAGTCTGAGCAAGAGCATGGAGATGGGGAGTCCCATCTTTATGAAGCTCAGAAGCACATAAAACGCCGTAAGGCCTGAGCAGATTCCAGAGGAATAAGCCCATTGTATGAGGCTCTTGGCTACATCGTGGATAAGTGAGGAAGACATTTTTGTTCTGGAAGGCAAAGTTATGTGGTTGCTCAGATGCGGATTCAGTGTTGGTCATAGGGTTCCAACACTTAGCCGCAAAACCGAACTCCGGTGTTTTACTCTCTAGAACCCTCTTACAGGCGATACCCGAACGACCCAGGCTTGGGCCAATTTATAGTTGGCCGGGGTTTCTTTGCCGGCCCATACCGAGGCCAAAGGGGATCGCCACCGCATAATATTACAGCGATCCCCTTTGGGCCGAGGGGACATTCGTGCGCTCTGATTGTCCCCGAGGCCTTCGCAATTAAGCATCTACTTTAATAAAGTGATAGTGAAATTACGCGGTATTGCGTGTTATCCACGCCCTAGTGGACTACATAAGTGAGGTCTTTGGGCTTTGTTGG